GAAGAAACACTGGTCACTGCGAGAGATTGAGCCGCCTACGGTCGCTGACTTCCAGGTGCGTACCGAGGGAGAGAACCCCGCAGAGGCTAGCCTAGTTGGCTGGCCCTCAACTACGGGTAACGCCTATGCGTGTCGTGACTGGATGGGTGAGTACGACGAAACAATCGAGCCCGGAGCGTTCGGTAAAACTCTCAAAGAGTCTGAGTATGTGCCTTACCTCGTAGACCATAAGGGCGATGTATTGGCCTCGTGGCACCCTGACTCCGGCCGCACTATGGATCTGGCCGAGGACGCTAGGGGGCTTCGTAGTGAGGCTCGCCTAGATATTTTAGACAATACCTCTAGCCGGAACCTCGTGTCCGGTGTTAAGCGTGGCGACTACTCCAAGATGTCCTTCTCATTCAGGGCGACTAAGGATGCTTGGAATGAGGAATACAGCAAGCGTAGTGTCCTAGAGCTTCAGCTATTTGACGCATCTGTTGTCAAGTCTCCTGCCAATAAGTTGACCTCTGTCGGTATCCGCTCCTCTATGCTCGACATTGTTGGGCGTGAGGGCATGGCTACCTTTAGATCTGCTGGGGAGATGTTCACGGAATACGTGAATACGCGCCAACTAGGACAAGAGGGCGAGCCTATCCTTGAAGATTCTATCCGAGCCTTGAAGTATATGGACGAGCGAATGGTATCCCAGCCCCAGTTTATGTATTGCAGCCGAGCCCGTACCTTCGCAGTGGTGAATGCCATCGAGAGTATCCGTGCCGGCAAGACTATATCGAGCGCCAATGAGCAACTGCTTAAGGATGCTCTCGATGCTCTTGGGCAAGGCGCTAATGGCGTCAAGGCCGTGAGCACCGGAATCGCTGAAGCCGAGACTGCTATCCGGGCTACGCTCGGAGACACAGAACCCGCAAAGGGTAAGAACCTGGCGAGTAATAATGGTGGACTTGATACTGGCAGTCTGAATGATGGCAACCCCGTTTTGCCCAACGATGGCGCCGGGACTAGAAGTGCCGAGGGAGCAGTCCATGTAGCTAGGGCGCAAGTCGAGCTATTGAGACTTCGCTCTAGGCGATAGTGCCTTACCAATAAGAACTGCTGAGAGATTCTCGGCCTCAAACATAAAGGAAAGATAATATGCCTAGCTATGGAGAACCGTATCTCGGTGAGGCGACTTTCGTCGGCTCGACTGGCGCCTCTGGCACCGTGAACTACAACGCTGTAGCCGGCGATGTAGTGCTTTGCCAGCCTGACGTGGAGCCCGTCACCGTCACCCTACCTGTCATTACAGGGATTTTCCCTAAGGTCGCCGTTCAGCCTTCGCAGGCTGCGATTGCCTCTGGGCCTCCCTATTACCCCACGGCGCCTAATGCTGCTGGGCCATTCGTTAAGGTTTCGGACGTGTCCGTGGCCGGCGCTAGTGGTGCTGTCACCGTGCTTTTGGCTGCGGCTGAGAAGACTGCCGGCGTTAAGGTTAATGGCGCTACTGGTGCTGTTTCTGTCGCTGACTCTGGCGCCGTAAGCTTTGTCGCCATTGGCGGTCAGTGGTACATCGTCTAAGCCATGAATTTTGGATTCGACATTGACGGGGTACTCGACGCATTCCCAGCCGAGATGTTAGCGTTGTGCTCGTCCTTACAGGCGGGTGCGAACCACGTGTATATCATCACTGGGGTTGAGGAAGATACAGTAACCAAAGCAGATGTCGCTAGTAAAGAGGCTTATCTCATTGGACTGGGCTTCGGCAAAGGCAGCTATTTTAAGCTGATCGTACTGCCTAAGCCCCACGACACCGAGAAGGCAAAAGCGATTGCGGACAACGACATCGCTATGCTTTTCGACAATAACAAGGACAACGTAAAGGCGGCTAAGACCCTCTGTCCTTGCTGGCTACTCTGGAACACTAAAGAGGGCTAGTCCTTTACCTGCAAGCCGGGACCGAAGCACCACTCTCATGCCCTGAGAGCCGGACTGATGGGAACCACTTGTTGTAAGAAAATCCCGACAATATGTCCACATGACACAATGTCGGAATATCCCAACAAGCCTATTGGAGGGCACACTATGAGTAAGGAATCGAAGGCGGCTCTTGCCGCACTCCGTACCGAGCGTGAAGCGCTCGTGACTGAGTTGGAGACTGTGGTCAATACCGCAGCCACGGAGACTCGTGATTTCACCCCGGAGGAAAACTTCTCTCGGGGCGAGTTGACCGTGAAGATTCAGGGCCGTGAGGACGCTATTGCAGTGGCCGAAGCGGCTCGTAAGACTGAGCGCCAAGAGAAGAAAGCCGCACAGGCTCGGATGCAGTACGGCACCGGCTACGCCCTCAAGGGTGACGGCCAAATGACCAAGCTATCTGAGCACCGTGTGTACGAGAAGGGGAACGGTCGTTCCTTCCTTCAGGACGCCGCTATCGCCGGCTTCGGTGCTGGTCTCGGGGCTCGGTACTTCGGTGCAGTTGAGCGCCTTCAGCGCCACGGCGCAGAGAACCACATTGTGGCCTCTGAGATTGACGGTAAGATCACTCGCAGCGGACCGGAGCAGTACTTCCTCGATCAGATGATTGAGGCTAAGAACCCTCGTGAAGACAACCACGGCCACGTTTATTCGTACCGTGACTTTGCGGGATCCGTTCAAGAGCGTGCATTGAGCATTACTCAGGGCGCTGGTGGAGAGTTTGTTCCTCCGTTGTTCCAGACGCTAGAGTGGATTGCATTCATGCGTGCCGGCCGTCCCCTTGCGGATTGCCAGAACAAGCAGCCTCTGCCTGACGGTACCATGAACATCAATATCCCGAAGGTGGTTGGCGGCACTGCCGTTGGCCCGCAGTCGGGTGGGGAGAATACCCCGGTGCTCATGCAGAACCTTCAGACTGCATACATCAGCTTGCCGGTGGTCCTCAAGGCCGGTGGACAGTTGATCTCCTTGCAGCTTCTTGAGCGCTCTCCTATCGCCTTCGATCAGATGGCATTCAAGGACTTGGGCAAGGCTTACGCCCAGGCTGTCGATGTCGCTGTCGCATCCGGTAATGGCACTAACCAGTTCGAGCAGATCGGCGCAGGTTCTGCCGATGTCGTTGGTATTCTGAATACCACTGGCGTACAGACTGTCACTTGGACGCAAGCTACTCCTACCCTCAAGGGCCTTTACGGGCAGCTTGGTCAGGCTAAGGCCGACGTATTCAATACGTTGTTCCTTCCGTCCACGCACTGCTTTATGAGCCCGACGTACTGGGAGTTCATTGCTTCGCAGTTTGACTCTGCGGGTCGGCCTTTGGTTGTTCCGTCCTACCTCGGCCCGTTCAATGCGGCTGCCACTGCTACGGACGCGGGACTGAATTTGGGCGAGGGCGCTATTGGTACTCGAATCTTCGGACTCGATACCTATGAAGACGCTAACCTTCCCCAGCAGCTTGGCGCTAGTGCTAACCAGTCTGTCATCCTGGGTGGACGTTTCGAGGAGAACTACTTGTTCGAGTCGCCTGTCGTGACTAGGGTCCTGCCTCAGACCTATGGCAACCAGATGTCTGTGTTGCTTCAGATCTATGGCTACATCGCCTACACCGCAGCTCGGTACGCCAACGCTAACTTCGTTATCCAAGGCACCGGACTCGTCACCCCGACGTTTGCTAGCTAAGCGTCACAACCTATAGGTTATCATAATAACTAAGCGTCACAACCTATAGGTTGTCCTTAGTTATTATGACAACCTGACCCTTTGCAGCAGGGTTAGTATCCGGCAAGCTGCCGTAAAAGAGCCGGGTATCTAAATCGTTGGAGCGGGGAGTCGTACGGCGGGCAACGTTTACTCCCCGTTCTGACCCAGTCGAAAGGTATGCCAAATGTCAGATCCCAGAGTTTTGATTAAGGCTCTCGAACGTGAGCGCGAGTCCCACAAAGGGGACGCCAAGCATGTCGCAGCCATAGACAAGGAACTTGCTTATTACAGGGCGCAACCGGTGCCAACCGAGAAGACACTAGATACGGGGGCTGTTGTGGCCGATAGGACCGAAGCATATCTCACCGCTCTGCGAGCAGAGAAGGCGAGATACCCGGACCGGGCCAAAGAGATCGACAAGGAGATTGCGGCCACTGAGCGAGGCGCCGGCAAGTCCACCCGAGCCAACAAGGCCGGCACTGTCGAGCGTGCAGTAGATGGGGAGTACCCCGGCATTAACAGCGCAACGATTGAGGAATAAACCTAAATGGCTTTTACGCCCGTCGCACTCACAGGCAAGTTCTCAGATGGATCCGACCCGCTACTCGGCACTTTGACAGTTACACTGTCAGAAGTTATGAGTAACAGCGGTGTCGTTGTATCTCCAAACTCGAAGGTTCTTACTCTTGACGGTAGCGGGCAGATTTCACAATCGTTCTATGCGAATGGCGACCTAGACACCGTTCCCTACTTAGGGGCATGGTACGAAGTCACCGAGCAGTTTAGTACAGTCAATGCTCAGGGTCAACAGCGAGATTACTCGATTCAGATACCGGCCTACGATACCCCGTACTCGTTCTCGTTTGTGAACGGTACTACGGCCGGTGTCACTGGCCCTGGCATTGTGAACTTCAACTCCTCCGCTTATTCCGCAGTATCCTCCGTGTTTGTTAGCATAACGGACTCTATCGGTAGATCTGTAGCGGATTGGGTAGACTCTCTCGTCGGTGGCAACGTCGTCATATACAACGGGTCCAACCCTAACAACTACGCCATTTACCTAGTGAATAGCTACAGTCTCGTTGGCGGCGTCACTGCGCTGGACGTGACCTATGTTAAGTCGAATGGTCTGTTGGGCGGGGAGGTTGGAGATCTCGTTCTCGGTAAGCCGATCACCACTATCGACATCTCAGACCTTATGCCGGGCACGCCCGGAGGGTTCAATCCGACAGCACACAACCCTGCTGGTTCCGTGCAATGGACGACCTATCTCGACGTGCCGGAAGTACTGGCCTGGTTGCAGTTTACGCAGGCGCCGGCAGTAGGTAGCAATGAGTCTGAGATATTGCAACGCATCATCGACATGGCGTGCTACACTGCTCAGGATATAGCGAACCGTCCTCTATGCCCGACGACGTTCTATGAGAGGCACGACGGCTGGTCCGGAGAGTATATCCAACTTCATTACTCGCCCATAGTCGAGCTTATAAAGTGTCAGGAGTGGCAGTCCACCGGAGGCATGGTTCAGTGCGCTGAGTCTACGCCGGAGAACCCTATAGATGGTGTTCAGGTGGATTATGACACCGGCCAGATCATGCGCACCTTTGCTGGCGGATCTTGGCCCAAGCCATTCTTCCCAGGCTCAAGGAACATTGAGGTAACATACGTCGCTGGATACGACCCTGTGCCTAGCAACGTATGGATGGCGACCGTCAACCTAGTGGCCTTCTGGTGGAGGCACTGGTACCAGGCATCCCGTACATTCACTAAGGATGCTGGGCCGAAAACGCAAGGCGGGGACGGCCTGTGGCCGGGCGTACCGAACGAGATAGCCCAGATATTCGAGAGCTACCACTTGCAAACGATTGGTTAGCCATGACCGCCACCACTTTGCCCTCTGCTGCACCGGCCTCGTATGCTGCGCTGTATGGCTTCATTGTTACATTGGCAGCCGCACAGACTCCACCTGTCTATGTCGTTCAGGCTGATCTAGAACAGTTTGAGCCGGCAAGCTACATCGTTGTAGAAGGCGTATTCGATGACGAGTATACCATCGAGGCTACTGGCTATACCTTCATCGAGTCGTTCAATATTGAGGGGTACTGCACGACGTTCACTGGCAGCGGCCCGACAGAAGGTGATGGGACCGTTCCTGGCGACATCATGGCCCAGGTTTACGCCACAATGACCAACGTGGTTATGGCAGCAGTTGTGACAAATCGTGGCGGCAACGGTATCCCCGTTCTCGGTATCACTTCCTATCCGCACCCTTTTGAAGTCAAAGCGCACATTGGTAACTACACTCACTCTCCCGGCTTTCAGGGCGAGTCTCAGGCCGGCTGGCAGGGTACCCTTCGATGGTCGTTCGAGTTCAGATCCTTAGTATCTCCGATTTAGAAAGGACACTGCCCGGTGCCCACAGATACCCCGCAATCTAGATGGAAAGCACGTAACCTTGAAAAGGTTGCAGCTAATAATGCAGCATGGAAGAAAAGGAATGCCGAGAAGTGTGCGGCATATGCTAAGAAGCATCGTGATTTAGTTTATGCTTGTGTGAGCATATATAAAGTGATAATCGGTTGTCAAGACTGTGGTGAACACTTTATAGATCATCCGTTCTGCTTGGATTTAGACCACTTGCCCGGAACAGAAAAGCTATTCAATATCTCCGATATGGGTACTTGTTCGTGGGGTACAGTTATAGCTGAAGTAGAAAAGTGTAATGTAGTTTGTTCAAACTGCCATAGGATTAGAACCATGGCCCGCACAAAGGAGTAGTACATTGGCTGGAATCGGAAGTGGTGTGGGCGGTTACTTCGCCATTGCACAAGGTGTAAACACAGCGGCTGACTATGCCGTCCTAGCTAGCTTCGTGGCGCCGGATGTAATGATTCCGGTCAAGTCAGCTAAGGGTACGTATAACCCACACAAGGTACAGGGTGGACCGTACATTCGTTACCAAAGTGGCTCGGGTGTCATCGACATCGGATCCGCTAACGTTGCTGTCTATTTGGACGCTCAACTATCTCTAACCGGCGACTTCATTAACACGAATATGTCGCTCCTATTGGCCCAGGTATTCGGTGGGCTTGCCCTTCCGACGCCCCTCGCATTTGCAGCCACAGGTTCAACAGCCTACACGGTTACTGACACTACTGCTGCCAGTGGTTCTCCTGCTGGCTTGTATGTGCAGGACGGTTCATGGATCGACGCCGAGCTGGCCGTCCCTGACACTGGTGGTAACCTCCACTATCAGGACTATGTGAACGGTAAGATCACCAAGGCCGAGTTTGTATTCCCGAGGGACAACATCGTCACCTTCTCCTACGACATGGACTATGCATTCGTCGTGGAGACTGACACCCCGGCCCTCGCTGCTGATACGGTTGAGCCTGTTGGTTTCGTGCCTTTCACAATGCCGAATAGCTCCTCGCTCTTTACAGTGGGCGGAAACAGCGTCGATGGTTGTCGCAAGGCTACTGTCACCCTAACGCCAAAACTAGCTACCGACCGTGCGTACATTGGTCGGGAGTTCAAAGAGGAGCCGGTGACTAACGGTCTTATTGAGGTTGCAGTAGCCCTAGATATGGACTATACGCCTACGTCTAAGTCCGATATCTTCGACCTGTTCATTGGGGCACAAACTGGTGGCACTGGTGCGTACTCGTTCCAGTACCCGTACTACACTCCATTGGGTTCTACGGTTATCAAGGCAGTTGGCGGTCAGATTGCTTCGTCTGGTAACTACGACACCTTCGCTCTTACTCTCCCGCAGCTTATCATTCAGTCTGGTGGTGAAGCGCCACTGGAAGGCTTGGACATTGTGAAGAACACCATTAACCTTAAGGGCGTTATTAGCGCCGGTGGCGCCAGTCCTAGCTTCTCTCTTATTACCAAGGACAGCGGTTTCTCAGTCTAATCACGAAAGGAAAAGTATTATGCCCGCAAGTACCTTTACTTTTAAAGGCGAGGAGCTTAGCTTTTCGCCAGAGCGAGACATTGGCTTAACTGAACTTCGTAACATCAAAGGCTGGTTCCCCGATCTGGGGGATTACCAAGCTTTCACTATAGCTGCCTCTCTTGGCGACCCTGATGCACTAGCGTGCCTTATTTGGATTGCCCACCGCAAGGCTGGTAAGAAAATAAAGGATCCCACGAACTTCCCTGATTTCTCAGTGGGCGAAGTTATGGGATCCTTTGTCAGTGATGGAGTACCTACAACCATACAGAGAGTGCCGCCCATTCGATTAACATTGAATGGTAATGAGGAAGTCTTCGACATTGAGAAGGATCTTACCTATAAGACTCTAAAGCAAATCAAGAGATGGTACCCGTCTATTGGTAGCCTCGTGCGATTTACAGTTGCTATATTCCGTGGAGATCCTGATGCTCTAGCTTGTATGGCATGGGTGGCATGGGGTGGGCTGACTGATAAATCTATCCCTTTGCCGGCTAATATAGATCTAGCTGCTGGGGCTCTAATAGACTCGTTTGATTACGAGGAGCCCGAGGAGCCCGAGGAGCCCGAGGCGCCTGAGCTGCTGCAAGTACTGTTGTCAGATGAGAACAAGCAAGTGGACCCTCCTTTGCCTTCCGATGGGGCAAGCTTATCCACGGAGATCCAGAAGAACTCTGGGGTTTCTACCCCTACATCGGCTTCGTCCTTGGCATTAGTCCCTCTGAAGCTGAAAGCAGACCATTCCTCGAATACATCGGATGGGTCTATTGGATAGAGAACGTATACTTTGAGACTATCCTCCCAATGTTGGGTGGAATGAAGGGCCTGTAATAAATGGGTACTATGATGAGGGTAGATGCTACACCGGCCAAGGGCTACATGGACCGTATAACGCAGGGCACAAGGCGGGCTACTGACCGGGCCCTTCGGGATATGGCAAGGGACGCTGCTCTACTTGCTCGTGCCCATGCGCCGCATAACATGGATCGTAAGGGGATCAAATGGGATGTCAGTCGGTTAGGACCTATCATTCGGGCAGATGGTCCTACCGCTGCTTATGATGGTGGAGAACTTAAGCGCACCTTTAGTCACCCTGTCTTTCCACAGGCCGGATCGGATCGTACTACTTGGAACTGGGCAGAGCAGCATACTCTCCCGTTCATCGAGATTGCCGCCCGAGAAGTAACTGAAGATGCCGATCTTGTTATGTCAGTTGAACTGCAAAAACTTTTTGATGCCGAGGAATAAATGGGACGAGTATACAGAGCACCATCTGGCTCTAAGCTATCTATAGCTGCCAATAATCGTACTCCTGAAACTAAGGCTAAAATGTCTGTTGCGAAACTAGGTAATCAGTATCGTAGTAAGACATATCGCAAGGCGGGTGGTTAAAGTTACGGCGCACGTCACGGTGTATCTCCTCATGAATCGTTCAGATTTTGAGGAGGGTAAACTCAAAACCATGGCCGACTTCGATGAGATGGAGGCTAAGGGTGGCTCATCCGGCTCCGGCATGGGTGAGAAGTTTGCGTCCGGGTTTGGCTCGAAGGCCAAAGGCATGGGCGGTATCTTCACGTCTATAGGCAATGAAATGAATAGCATGGGATTGCCATTCGGTAATGTCATGACAAAGATGGGCACACAGATTTCGTCCAACACTACGAAGTTGGGCGGCTTCAAGTCTAGTCTAGAGTCTATTGGTAAGATCTCTGTGTTCGCCGGCATTGCTGGCGGATTGGCAGTAGCCGGTGAGGGAATTAAGCTGTGGGATGGGTATGAGAAGGCTTTAGTGTCCTTCGACACTGTGGCAAAGAATACTGGTTCCACGATAGCTGCATCCAATAAGCAGCTAGGTGCTGCCTCGTCTGCGGCAGCAAAGTTGGGGTTTGATAACACTGACGTTGCGCAGTCTATGGCGAACTTGACCATGGCAACTGGCGGTACCAAGAAAGCCTTTGCGGATATGGGCTTGGTCGAGGATTTGGCCCGCTATAAGAACGTGTCATTGGCCGCTGCGGCTGATGCTCTAGACCATGTGTATGGCGGCTCGACTCGTACCCTGCTCTCGTGGGGCATTAACCTGAATGTGTCCTCGGGCAGACTCCACTCATTGGTAACTGAACAGCAAGCTGCGGCTAAGGCTCAACTGCAACTAACTGCCGTACAACAGAAGATGAGCGATGGACAGCTTGTAGGTGTGGCAGCGTCGGCAGCTTTGGCATCAGCTCAGTTGGCCGTTAAGGACGCTAACATTAACTATGCCACTTCGGTAGGCACCATTAATAAGATCCTTGAAACTCTACGTGATAGGACTAAGGGAGCGGCGGATGCATTCTCTAAAACCTTCGCCGGTCAGGTAGCGGAATCTCGTGCCGAGCTGCACAACTTCGGTGTGACTATCGGCCACGATGTTGTTGATGTCATTCAGAGGTTAGAGGTAGAAATCTCGAAGGTCATTAACTGGTTCGAGAAGTACAAGGTCGTCGCTATAGCTTTAGGTGCTGTACTTGCTGGGCCTATAGTTCTCGGCGTTCTCCTGTTCTTAGGTGAAACAGTTCTTAACCTTGGGCAGACATTCTTAACAGTAGGTAACCGATTCAATACGTTTGGCCTGCAATCTAAGGAAGCCACTAGCGGTACCGATGCACTACAGGTTTCTATTGACACTATGACTGCCTCAATCGTGAAGGCCAGTGTAAGTCTTACTGACATTATGGCCAGCGAAGGGGCGGTGGCGAGAGCTGCGCAGGCTGCTGCCGACGCTAATGTTGTATTAGCTACTTCTTATGGTGAGGTTGCGGCGCAAGCTGACTTAGCCGCTACTGGTATGCTAGATGTGGGGACCGCTGCCCGGGTGGCGGCGCCTGAGGTAGAAGCTTCCGAGGCCGGAATGACCATGGGCCTTAGCCTTGTGCTGGCCGGCCTTGCGGCAGTAGTTCTCGGGTGGGGCGAAGTCTCGAAGGCTGCTGATGCGGCGAGGATTGCACAGGGCAACGCGGTCGTTAACACCACTCAATCCTACGAGAACACTATCGGTCAGGGCGGTCCGAATGTACTTAAGAACGCACAGGCGCAGATAAACCTAGAGATCAATAACCGTAACGCTTTGGGGTCTACAGGTACGGAAGATGAGTATATGGGGCGTAAGTGGCACGGTACCCCGCAAGCATTTGCTAAAGGATACAGCCAGGAACACAATACATCATTCTTAAAGGGTGAGCAGAAAGAATACTACCCTACCGATACGCTTGCTCAAGTTAAAGCTATGTTTGACAATTACACTAAGGTTGCAACGCATAGTGGTCTTTGGAATGCTGACACTAGGCAGATACAAGGACAAGAGGCTGAGTTAGCTCACTATCGTAAGGATCCAGCCGCACTTAAGGCAGCGGAGAAGAGGTATAAGGAAGCTACTCCGGTTAACCCAGAGGATGCTGCGAATGCGGCAATGACTGCGGCAGCGGCAGCCTTAGCAGCGGACGCTAAGAAAAAGCCAGCATCTTCTACTTCATCCGATGCTGGATTCAAACAGAATCCATTGATAACAGCGTCACAGCAAATGCTACAGACTATGCAGCAAGCATTGCAGACTGGCACCATTCAGTCCTTGCGCCCACAGACGGAGTTTGGTGGCACTACTGGCGGTCCGCAGCTTACACAAGGTAACTATTTGGCGCAGGTAGGTAAGAGTACGAGTGGCTCATTCAATAAAATGATTGATGAGGTTCACACTCTATTCTCGAAGGGCCTCGACAAGCAGGGTCAACAAATACTTGCTACCTATAATGCTGAGCTGAAGTACTATGGGCAGCTGGAGGCTAACCTGACTCAGGTAAACTTGAACTCTGAGCTAGCTATGCAAACTACGCAATATACGGACCAGACGGCAATCATACAGGATATGGCCGCACAGGTCGTACAAAAGATTACTGATAATGCCACTGTTGCTAGCGCTCGGGCTACGCAGTCTGCCGATCTTATCGCTGACAAGGCTGCAATCACTGCCGATACTCTTGGCGAGCGTGGTCTCTATGGTCTTAACCTTGTCACTCAGGAAATGAAAGTCCACTTGGATGTCATAACATTGAAGTGGACATCCGCAGCAGATGCTCAGTCGGTCGTGGTTGCTAAGACTGCTAAGGCGGGAGATGCTGCTGTATCTGCTGCCAAGGTCCATATGGATACTGTGCAAAAGCACACGGACCTTAGCGTCGGTCTTATACAGAAGATTGCTAATGCGGCGCAGGCTGGCGGAACTTCACTCGCACAGACTTTAGCGGGAACGCACTTAACCGGTGCCCAGGCGCATCAAGCCAGCCTAGTAGCTAAGGCAGACCGTGCGTATGATCAAGCACAGAACATTGCTAACAAGCACAACGCCACGGCGCAAGCTACCTTGAGTGCTATTCAGAACAGCGGCAAGACAGCCGAGGCTAAGCAGAATGCTTTGATCTCCATTGAGCAACAGAAGGCCAATACTGAGTTCGCTGGCTCTGGTGTTCACATTGAGATCACAGGTATTAACCCTACAGATTCTACGGCTATAGCGGCCAAGGTAGGATGGACCATGAGAACGAAAGTACCGAGCAAGTAATGGCAGGCGTTCCGCCGTATATCGACTTAACCAGTGGCCTTATAGGGCTGTTGCAGCCAACCGATGGCTCAGTCTTCTCGGGCTATATGGCCTGCTACAACAGCTACCGATTTGGCATGGGCTACAACGGAGTGGATTGGAAAGAGATAGACGGCCTCGACATTGAGGGGCTGCGCATAGGTAACTCTGGGCGCCCTCGTGATACTGGTGAGTTTATAGGCTTTGATCTACTCGCCGGTCGTGACATTATTTTCAAGGGAGACTGTGCGGCTGGTGGCACTCCTAATCCTGGCGCTACTGTGCAACAGAACCTCAATATTGTCGGTAGCGTATTCTCACCCCAAGGAACTACAGAGACTACGCTCTACATTAACGTGCCCGGTATGGCGGGAGTCTATCTAGGGAGTTACGCTGGAGATGGTAGTCTAGTCCACGGCGCTCCTACTACTGGGCCAGATACTGGTCTTCTGACAGTTATGGATCCACCTATCTTGCAGGTAATGGGCCGGCCCGGTAATCGTGCATGGAAGATAGACCTGGCAATGTCGAAGGGTTATCTGGCTCAGGACATTCAGTTATTGGTCCACTGTACGGATCCTCGCTTGTACCAGTACCCAACGCAAACCCAGTACTTTGCTAGGGATGACAACCAAACGATAACCAACAACGGTAACTGGGACTGTCGTCCTATTGTCTATCTGATGTCTCCGCCAGCTTCAGGCACGTCCCCGGTACTTGACCCATCCTTACAAATGGGCGCCAACACTATGATTTGGAACGGCACAATCACTAACAATGGGTACCTTCTGGCGGATATGTATAACCAGACAGTGACTCAGTTTGCTGGACCCGGATCCGCTTGTCCTAATGCTGCGTGTAGTACTGCATATGCTGGCGGCGGCACTACCTTGGAGTCCCTTAACGGATCTGCTAGTTTAAGCGCCACTGCTGACTTTGTTGGGTTCGCCGGTTCGGGTAAGGCTGTCGTTCAAACCAGTACCGGATTAGCGACTATCTCATACAGTGGGCTTAGTGGTGGCGCGATGACCGGCGTTCAGTACCTCACCGGAGCTATTGGCGTCAGTGGCACCACAAAACTTGAGGCGTATGGGATGATCCTTCAGGACGCTGCTGGTGGTATATCACTTCCACAGACTCCGTACCAAGGCTCCCTGCAACCTAACAGTGACTGGGGCGTACTGATGCCCGGCGACACTGTCGTATCTTCATCTACTTGTGTCGGCTACATTAACTGGGCTAGTGCCTGGATCCTTTAGAAATGTCCTCCGGTAATATTGAGTACCTGATGTATAATAGTTTGTTCGGTGCTTATATCGAATCACTGCCGTATAAGGGCGTTACTTTTGGCGGTGGTCCTGTCAATGCTGCTGGGTCATTCTCTGGTCAGCTTGCCATTCAAGACCCTGGCGTTGCAAAGAAGAACTGGCAAAACTCGACTAAGCCAAACTGGAATACTCTCATCATAGACATTGATGGTGAGATTGTTTGGGGCGGTGTAGTGTCTGGTCGCAAGCCTTCGTACAGTGAGCAAGGGTTCACGCTTGAGATAGATGCTACCGAGGGCTGGGGATGGTTCAACTACTGGGTACAGGCTACCGACTATTCGAGTCCGCCGTACTCTGGCATTACTGGACCTAATAAACCGAACGGTATGCCCATTTGGAATAAACCGTGGATTCACGACCACTCGGTAGGTTCTACGTACATTAATGCGGAGTATGGGTACCAGCCCTATGTCTGGGACCCTATGCTTATGGCAGCGCAGATGATCGCTGACAAATATACAGCTGAACCGAACAACGGCATCTGGGGCGGGTCGCTCGACATCTACTGCAATGGTGTGAGGGTGTGCGACTTCACGCAGGACTGGTCTACGCATAACTTCTGTCCGTGGGATACTGGTGACCATGGGCTCGCCTATGTTGAGTCCACAGCGTTCCCTGGTGCCACAGACTCAGGGTGGGTAGTAACTAACGCCGAGATGGAAGCTGGGGTTAAGATAAACCCAGATAACTATATCTCGATCACGTTCCCTTATACGTCCTTGCAACTAATGAACAACACCTTGTCGCAATTGACTGCACTCGGTTGGGGTATAGGGTTCGATGCGGCAGTAGACTTCTCATATACGGCCGGGAAGTACTCGCCTATACAGGCCACAGTGAACCTGTCTTATCCGAGGCGTGGCGCTCCTATTGTTCTTGGAGAATCTGGCCCCATTAACCTAGTAACGAACTGCTCTATACCGGCTGGTGTAGCGAGTAATCTCGTACTGCATACCGGCAACTCTCACGATTGGACCTTCCCCGAAGATGGTACAGCCCAAGGCAACACCGAGTACTACACTGGCGGTAACCAGGACATCGTTGTGGTAGAGAACATCTATACCGGTGGTACGCCGGCTGAAATAGGAACTGGTGATTTCCTGTATGGCGGATATGTGAACACCGACAAAGTAACCAATATCGCAAACCTTAACTCACCAAATCCGACCCCACTACTTCAGGCTATGGCTAACTCTGGTTTGCGCTTATACTCGTGGCCTCCGGTGGCGCCGATTATCACGGTTGATGCTTTCAATCCAACTAACGGACTTGGAACATTCAATGTGGGCGATGACTGTGTAACGTGGGTGCCGAAGCACGATCAGGATGGGCATATCTTCGACCCTCGATTTCCCAATGGACTTCCACCTACACCGTGGCGCATTATTAGCTATCAGGCTAACATTGCCGATGAGGGCGATTCGCATGTTTCACTTACTATGGACACTCCTCCGCAGCAAGGCACGACCTTCTCGTCTCCTATTCTGGGAGGTGAGTAATGCCTAGCGTTACTCCACGAGCAGAAGATGGTCTATGGGATCATCTAAGGAAGTCGGTTGCTGATAGGGCGGCGTTAGCTCAGCGGCAGACGTGGGCCATACAGGACGGCACTCGAACGCTACCGGTTGTAGTGAATAGCGGCATAGGTAGCACGGTGCCTGTTGTCCCAACATGGGACACGGCAGTTACCTTTCCATCTGTTGATATAGTGTGGACTGATACCCCCACAATAGGTAACTTGCTAGTGGCGCAGATAGTTATTCCTAATAGTAATGACACTGATACGGGGCCGGCTACAGGGTGGACGGAATCGGTTAGTACCGGGGATTCCGGATTGTATTGGCGTATTGCTGACGGTACTTCTCCTGATACTGCCTTCGCTCTAGAGGATGCTCAACCTAACCCAGAAAATTGGGTAGAGGTTTTGATGGTAGCTGCTTGGGAGATATTGGATGGTTACTATGCCGAGGTTGCAGGGGTACCTACCTTCTCCGGCTGGGCCGGACAGTTTGATGACCACCCCCCTTTCTATATGCCTAGTACTACCATCGCTACTGCACAGCAGTTGCTTTTATATTGTGTTAACGTAGCCGAGGATGCTTATTCCGTAGATGGTTTTACTGTTGAAGACGAGACTAACTCTATATCTTGGCCTATAGACCAACTTATAGCGCCGCCTGAAAAAGCGGGCTTTGGTTACTATAGTCTTGGGGCTGGGTATACTCTAACCGACGTATACGCTGATGGTACTTCGGCGGAGCCGGTAGTGACTTTTCTTCCTGACGATCCTGATGTTCAAGTGGTTAGCACTCTCGTTTATTTGAACGTCCCGACCGTACAGCTTACCTCTACGCAACAGACGGTCATGCATATGGGGCAGTTGCCAAGTAACACTCCTACTGAGAACCCACCTAATCCCGCTCTCCCAAGTCCGAACTGGGTATCTCCTAGTCGTCCGCTACATGGCATTCAGATCATCAGTGATAAGGCTGAAGTAATCTTCCAAGCTGACCAGGAACATGGCTGTGTATTTATAGACGGAGGAGGCGCATAATGACTAGGATTCAACTGCGCCGTGATACCGCAGCTAACTGGACAACGGCTAACTCTATCCTCGCTCAAGGTGAAATAGGACTAGAGACTGACACCGATAGGGTTAAGATAGGGGATGGCTCAACCGCCTGGACCTCGCTTGGTTACTTTGTAGGATCACCTGGCGCCACAGGCGCAGGTGCTACAGGTGCAGCCGGGCCTACGGGCGCTACCGGCGCAACTGGCAGTGCGGGTGTCAATGGTGCTACGGGTGCCACTGGGCCGACGGGCCCGAGCGGCGCTACAGGTGCCGGAGCAACTGGCGCAACTGGCGCAACTGGGCCAATTAGTCCTGCTGCTACTGGCGCTACTGGCGCCGTAGGTCAGCAAGGTGGAACTGGTGCAGTCGGCCAACAGGGCGGTACCGGCGCTATAGGCGGTACCGGCGCAGTAGGCGGCGTAGGCGGTACCGGCGCACTAGGCGGCGTGGGCGGTACAGGGCCTACCGGTCCAGGCGGTGCAACAGGGCCTACCGGTCCAGGCGGTGCAACAGGGCCTACCGGTCCAGGCGGTGCAACAGGGCCTACCGGTCCAGGCGGTGCAACAGGGCCTACCGGGTATCAAGGTGCTACCGGCGCTATAGGCGGCTCTGGCGCAGGATCCGTTGGCGCAACCGGCGCTACCGGCGCAACCGGCGCAACCGGCGCAACCGGTGCTACTGGTCCGGCTCCGGCTACGCAGTTAACTACTACTTGGGTTGGCGTAAATCAAACTAGTGCCTGCGCGCTATCATCGGAGGGGTCGTGGTGGTGGCAGGCTGGTACTCATGTTGAGGTTGTTGCGAATATGGTTATATCTGCTCCGGGCTCAGGTTTGGCCGGTACAGTAATAACTGTAGCTAATGCTCAGTTACCTACGGCCGTGGCTAACCCAGGAGTAACTACAGTCATCGGAGAGTGGTCTTGCTTTCCTGCCGCTGGCGGTGCTTATTCGGGTGCGGTTGTACTAATATCCGGCGCGAGTCCGTATCTTCAGTTCATTGCCGGTGGTACCGTTACTAACTTTTTTGGAGCGTCACCCTCGTATAGGTTAGTTAGCGGAGACACTTTCTCTTATCATATCGTGTACAATTCTTAAACTACTGGACAGCAATGGCATAGTCTGATACCCTGTTGTGTGTAGGGATATGTCGAGTCGTTTGGAGATGCCAATGATTCCCCACAAGTTTCATAGAGTCTGGGTGGCAGAGTCAGGCCCTATGCCGGACGTGTTTGCTGGGTACGGTCAGACGTGGCTAGACCTTAACCCTGGCTGGGCGTCCTATGTGTGGGACCAGTTCCCTAGCTGGGGCGTTAACCGGCACGAGTGGGAGATAGCCGAGACATTCTCCGAGAAGGCTGACGTACTCCGGTACGAGGTCATCTATAAGTGTGGTGGCGTTTACATAGACACCGATTTCGAGAACTTCCTTCCTATAGGGGATCTCATTGACTTAAGTCCTCACGGATTCATTGCTTGCCCTGAGTTCATAAGGGGCGGCGCTATACATTTCGCTGCTGGGTTCTTTGCTGCTACAGCTGGGCATCCAATACTAGCGGAGATTATCGAGAAAATGCCAGAGTCCTTTGCTCGCAACAATCACCCCACTACTCGTGCCGGCCCTACGTACTTGCAGAGTATCTTGCATAGGCACCTGGGAGAGATTACCATAGTACCTGCTGAGCTATTCTACCCCTATCATGGGGGCGAAGTATGGAGACACGAGGACCATCCAAATGCTATGGCTGCGCACCACTGGGCAGCCTCTTGGAGGAAGTAATGGTAAAGCCCGCATTACACGTGATTTCACTCCCACATACATCTTGTACATGGGCATGGAGTTGGTGCGCATATACGATGAAAGCTTTAAAGCTAGCACGTATGATGGATAAGATAGGGTATGATGTTACCCTATATGCATCAGATGAATCTATCTTCCCTAATACAGTACCTTGTGTATATGGACCAGCTACAGCAGAAGTTACCGAGCCTAAGTGGAACCTAGATTACTTCGAGCTTATGAACCGTAAAGTCATAAAGGAACTGAAGAACCGAGCTGGGCCGCAGGACATCATTTGTCTGACTACCGGCAATCCTCAGGCGCCTATAGCCGATTCCTTCCCCGATAACCTGATCTGCGAGTATGGCATAGGATACTCGGGTATCCTCAATCGCAGCCACCATGTATTTGAGTCCTATGCGTGGATGCACTCGATCTACGGATTTAGGACTGGACAGCAGCCACCGAAGGAGATCATGTCGGCGCCGGGCGTGTTCTATGACCAGGTGATTCCTAACTACTTCGAGGTTGACCAATTTCCTAAAGGAACTGGCGAGGGAGATTATCTATTGTATGTTGGCCGGATGATTCCTATGAAGGGTCTAGACATTGCAGTCGAAACAGCAAAACGTTCCGGCCTTCCATTGGTGCTCGCCGGCCAGGGGACTCCACCGGAGTATGGAGAATACGTTGGTGTTGTGGGACCAGACGAACGTTCCAGGCTCATGGGTAATGCTCGGGCAATACTGGTACCTTCTTTATATTTGGAGCCGTTTGGCGGTGTGTCAGCGGAAGCACAGATATGCGGAACACCCGTAATCTCTACTGACTGGGGCGCCTTCCCAGAAAATGTCGAGCAGGGTAAGACAGGGTATCGCTGTCATACTATAGCTGAGTTTGCTAAGGCCGTCGAGGATGTAAAGAGTTTAGACAGAGAATATATTAGAGAGCGTGCTATATCAAAGTGGTCAACTGAGGTTATATCCTTACAATACGACACCTACTTTGAGCGTCTACAGGGTCTTTATGGAGATGGTTTCTATGGTTAGTACGGTATTGTTAGACAGTTATTCCAATGTACTTGTTAGCCCTACCTTTCTACAGTCATGGGGACCAAAGAACGGGTATAACGTTCTTGGTATGGCGCTCTATGCGTGGGGTTCGTGGGTAGCTATGTGCGGGCAGGGTGACCCGCCAGTGCTGACACCATACGGGCGCACCTGGCTAGAGGAAGCTACCGTAGCCGGCATGGGCTGTTTTCTTAACTTGGAAATAGGTGCCGATGACCCTAGTACTCTCGGTGGTCCTGGTGGACTCGCCCGGGCTAAAACGGTTGTAGCTTGCAACAAGGCCGCTGGTGCTCCTCCGGGCGCTTTGGCTTGTCTCTCGAATGACGCCGTAGTCTCGAACGAGGCTAACGTTATCGCTTTCTTCTCGGAGGCCGACAAGTACATTAAAGACAACGGGTATCAGCCTACTGGGTACATGCAGTCCTCTGTCTATGAGACACTGCTCTCTTACGGTATCGAGTGGCTGTGGCACGCCCCAGACGGTACCTCGGGACCGCCTTGGTATCCGGGTACTATCATCGCTCAGCGCCCCAGCTTCTATGTATCCCCTCACGGATACTCGTGCGATGTTGATGATGTTATCGACGTAAGTGGCAAGCTCTGGAATCTCAATGGAATCATAGGCACACCGCCCCCGCCCTCACCAACTACAGGTAAAGGAAAAACAGTGTTTACATTCACCGATAGTACTAACGGCAACATCTACTTTTGCCTAGGCAAAGGTAAAGCCAATTGTCTGCACATCTCTCCCGCTGAGTTTGCTGAATGTCAGGCTGGCGGGATCCCTCATATCAACCCAGATACCAGCTTGTTTAGCTGGATCTATAGCTAAGTAGGCATGACATGCTCTCCATGCTAGCAGCGTCTACGGCAGGGTCATTAACTGCCGGCTCGGCTACTCTTATCATCCTTGAAGGGGTCGCCGTACTAGTTGCCGTATGGGGAGCCATTTCTGCATTCAAGAACAGGCATCAACTTGGTAAATGGTGGAGAGGTCCTGGCGCCGATGTTTCTGCTATAGCGGCTGAGACTATCGACGTTCTTAAGGAACGTATCTCCCAGTTGGAGACTGACGTAGCAGACCTTAGAACACAGCTACAGACTAAGGATGCACAGATCGTTGTACTGACTGACCTGATTACTAAGGCGTCCACAGTCGATCAGCTTAAGACCGAGTTCGAGGTTAATGCCAAGGCAGTCCTTGCCTCCCACGCTCAGCTACACCTTGAGATTGCCGCAATAGCTAGCACTCTTAAGTTTACTGCGGATACCACTGCAACTGTACTCGCTACGGCTGCCGATAGTGCTGCGGTTGTCCTGGCTACGGCTGCCGATAAAGCTGCGACTGCCCTAGCTGTAGCAGCTAAGAAAGCTGGACAGGGGGACGTATACGATGGCTAATATCACGCCAGCACATAACCAAGTTTTTAAGCATTCTTATATCGTTCATTACCCTAACCACGAGCCTCGTG